ATCAGCGATATTGCCAGCAAGATCAAGACAGAGCTTATCCCGGCCATGGGTCAGGCTTTGACGCAGGTTGGCGAATACGCCAAAAATCTGAACGACTTGCAGGCGCAAATCAACAAGTCGCCACTGGGCACGCTTTCGCCCCTGTATTCAGGAGGGGGCAAATTCCTCAATCGTGAGGAGGCCAACGCCCAAGACTTCAACGATGCCAATCTTGATGAGGTCGGGAAATCCGCTGCTGCAAAGCTAATCCGCGGCTTTGAAGGCTTCATCACGAACGCCAAGTGGGATACGAACCATTATCGCGTCGGCTTCGGATCTGACACGGCTACTCGCGCCAACGGCCAGATTGAGGAAGTCACCAAAGACACCATCGTCACTCTAGACGATGCGCAACGCGATTTGTCCAGGCGCATTATTGAATTCCAGAACGGCATTCAGAACGCGATCGGCATTGAGACCTGGAAGAGCCTTTCCGAGGGGCAGCAGGCCGCGCTGACGTCTATCGCCTACAACTATGGATCTCTGCCTGATGCGATCGTGAATGCGATCAAAGAGGGTGGCGGTCCGGAGAAGGTGGCGAAGGCAATTGCTGCGCTGACGTCTAACCCTGGCAGGCGCAAGGAAGAGGCTCAAACATACCTTTCTGGCACCGGTATCTCGATGAACGAGGCCGGCCTTGGCAATAAGAAGACGCCAGATCAGCTGTTCCAGGGCGATATCGCCGAGGTGCAGAAGCGCATCGACATGCTGAACGCTCAGTATGCTGCGCAGGCCAAGCTGAATCCGCTGGTAAACGACTACGGTTTTGCCGTCGAAAAGGCGCGCATCGAGCAACAGCTGTTGTCAGAGGCGCAGAAGGCTGGCGTTTCCGTCACGCCCGAACTGGCGGCGAGCATTGACGCTCTGGCGACGAACTATGCCAAGGCGTCATCCGCCGGCGATCAGCTGAAGGCATCACAAGAGCAGATCAAGAAGTCGGCCGAGGAATTTAGAGACCTCGGTCGCGATGTTGTCGGCGGGTTCATTTCCGACCTCAGGAGCGGCAAATCTGCTGCCGAAGCTCTGGCGAACGCCCTTAATAAGGTGGTCGACAAGCTGATCGATGTCGGACTGAACGCTGTATTCGGGAGTGGCGGCGCGGGCGGCCTGTTTGGCGGCGGCGGTGCTGGCGGCCTTCTTGGCGGCTTCCTCATTCCTGGCATCTTGCATAGCGGCGGTGTTGCTGGCTCAGACGGCTACGGTCACGGCCGCTCGGTATCACCAAGGGCATTTGCTGGCGCCAAGCGCTACCACACAGGCGGTGTTGCAGGCCTTCAGCCTGGCGAGGTGCCTGCCATCCTACAACGCGGTGAGGTTGTCTTGCCGCGGGGCACCAAGATGGGCGGCGGCGGAAAGACGCAGATCCAAGTCGGCGTATCCGTGGACGACACTGGCGGCCTACGGGCTTATGTGAAGTCGGTCAGCCAGGACACGGTGACGGCGGCCAGCCCTAAGATTGTGAATGCCGCCAATCAGCAGGTGGTGCCAACCATGGCAAAATACCAAAACAACACGGCTGGCGGCGACTACCGTAATTCGTAAGGAGGCGAAATGGCGAGCATTATAGAGTGGCCGTTTTGCCTCCTTACCCCGCGGCAAGTACAAGCCAATGTCGTTCCGTTCACCCGCTCCGGCGGCAAGTCGCTTGGCGGGGTGGAGCCGCTCACGCGCACCGATCTCGGGTTCTGGGCGATTGACTATGCAAGTGTAGCGATGCAGAACCGATATCGCGACCAGTGGCGCACTTGGCAAGCCATCAGGCAAAAGCTAGGTGGCCGCTCCGGATTGATCGCGGTTCGCGTCCCTTCTGGGTTGTCTGCTCCGTACGAGAGCGGGCGGTTTGAGCCGGTCGTAGAAATTCCGCACAGCGACGATTCGTTCTTTGATGACGATACCTCTTACGAGCAGGGCGCAATTTCGGTCGTTACAGATGGCAATACCCCGATTGGGTCAACGTCCATAAAACTGAAAATCATCAAGGCTGATTCAGATTTGGTCGGCGTGCGGTTTTCTTACAATCATGCCCTTTATGAGACTGGCCCGGTTCTGGAAGTCGATGGCGACATTTGGACTGTCTCAATATCTCCATCGGTACGCGAACTAATCCCGTCAGGCGCCGATCTCAACTTTGACCGGCCTACGTGCCTTTGCCACCTCACCGATGACCGCGGCATGGACGTAACGCAAGACGCGATCGGCAAGAACGCCAGCCCGAATGTCAGCTTCACTGAGGCGACTGATTATTGGAATCGTCTTGCCCTTGGGCTGGAATAACACAATCCACAAGGTGTGAGGCTGCATGGCAAGTCTTCGTGTTCTATGCCAGGCGGAGCTTCCGTCTGGCACGCTTCGGTTTTGGGACGGCTCTGGCGGCCCGTTCGTTGGGGAAGATGGAGAGATCTACCGCGCTTGCGTCCTGACTGAGGACGCTCTGGCGCAGATCGAGGCCGCCATCAACGCTGAAGCCTTTACGCTATCGCTCGTGCTGTCCGGCGTGGACAGCGCCACCAGCGACGCAGTCTGGGAAGACTATCAGGCGGGAAACATTGTTGGCTCAACTTTCCGCATCCTTCTGCAGAAGTGCGACGACTATGAGCAGCCGGTTGGCTCGCCGATAACCAAGTTCACCGGCACGGTGTCCAATCTGAATTTCGTCGACCAAGCGGCTGGAACTGCTATCAATTCCACGATCCAAGTGGACGTCGCCAACCGCTTCACGCTGCGGAATGTGACCAATGGCGCGGTTCTGTCTGACGTTGACCAGCGAGCTCGCGCAAAGGTCCTCAATCCATCCGCGCCAGATGACAAATTCTGCGAGCGCATCCCTGGTTTGAAGGATCGAACGATTAGGTGGCCGAATTGGTAGAGGATCTGCTGGCGGTGTTTTTGGCTGCGCAGCGGGATCGCCCTTGGGCCCCTGGCGCCGTAGATTGCTGCCTCTTGCTTGCGGATTGGGCGATCTGGCTAGGCCATCAGGATCCTGCGGAGCATTTACGGGGCACGTACTCTGACGATGCCGGATTCGAAGCCATCATAGCCGCCGCCGGCGGGGTTTCGCCCCTGGTTGCGGCGTGCGTAGCCAACATCAACGGTCTCCGCGTCCAGCGCCCGCTACGCGGCAGTGTGGCCGTCATCGGCAGTCACTCAAACATAAAGCGCCAGTGGGGCGCGATCTTTGACGGTAGTCGCTGGCTCGTGCGCTTTCGGGATGCCGTCGAACCTATGGTCGCAAAACCGTTAGCCATCTGGGAAATTTAAATGCCTCAAGTCATCAGCCTTGGCGCGTTGATTGTGTCCTCCATCGGCACAACCGTGGCCGCTGCGAACGCCCTGTATCTCGGTACGCTAGCTCTCGGGTATGGTGGCCTTATTGCTGGCGCGACCCTTCTTTCGAAGGCGTTGACACCTAAGCCTTCCGTCCCAAAACCAGAGGATGGTACGTACAATCTGAAGCAGTCGGTTCCGTCGCTGCCGATTATCCTTGGGCGTGTCAAGAAAGCTGGAGACTACGTTTTTCTTGAGGAATCTGGAGGCACGGCTTTTCACGTAATTGCCACAGCCGGTCATCGAATTCATGGTTTCGTGCAGCATTACCTGCATGATGAACAAGTTACGCTTGACGGTTCGGGTCGAGTTACTACTCCAGCGCACTTCCACGACGGATCGAAATATTTCGTCCGTATCGAGACCCGTAATGGACTCCCTTCTGAGACGGCATATACACAAATTTATGCAACGTTTCCCACGATTTGGTCAACGGCCCATAGGGGTGACGGCGTTGCGTCAATCCAGATGGCTTGCGCGACGGCGCCATCAGAAGACTATCTCAAGGTTTTCCCTAACCAGATGCCGGAGCATTCTGCCGTTATTGACGGTCATGCGGAAATCTACGACCCGCGCATTAACGCGGTTGGCTTTACTACAAACATAGCTTTGTTTCGCCTCTGGCATCTGACGAGCCCGTATGGCGGCAAGATGTCGATCGATGACATGTATCTTCCCGACTGGAACAATGCCGCAAACGTCTGCGACCAGACCGTGGTTAACAGGTCCGGCGTAAATGAATTTCGCTATCACGGCGGCCTGTGGTTTCGGGCAGACAGCGATCCGATAGAGGTTGGCCGCACGCTTGACCAAGCTGCCGAACTTGTTGTTTACGAAAGAGCAGATGGAAAAATAGGCGTCCATGCTGGGGAGTACGTTGCTCCTACTATCACGCTGACCCGCAAGAATATCATTTCCTTCGGACTCAACGCGAATGTTGATCCATCGACTACAGTGCTGGCGGTGCGTGGCAGGTTCACCGACCCATCGGACCTATATAATACCAATGACGCAGCCATCTATGGCGATCCATACATTGGCGAAGACACCGAGCGGACGATGACGGTCGAGAATGTGGCCGTGCAGTCCCATAATCATATCCAGCGGCTTCAAAAGATTGCATACATCAGGCGCAATGCCGCAAAGGTGACAATTACCGCGCATTTTGATCCAGACTCGGATATTTCGTATCATCGTTTTGTCCGCGTTCAGTATGCTCCAAAGATTTCAGATGCCGTCATAGAGATTACATCCAAGGTGACCATATCGCTCGTCGATATGACGGTCAGCTTCAGTGGCATTGTTATTCCAGACGAACTATACAGCTTCAACTCATCAACAGAAGAGGGCGAGCCTGGCGCTTCAGTGGTCGTCATCCCCAGGACTGGAGTTCCCGCGTCTGTCAACTTTAATGTGGTCATTCAGACTGAGGTTGTTTCAGGCGGCACAACCGCGGCCTACGCCTTGGCGACATGGGATCACCTGTCTGATAGCCTCACCTACGAACTAGAATGGGAAAAGACGTCCGGGTCGACTGGGCCCCAAAGCGCGGTGTCACAAGCTGGTTTAGACCAAGTCAGATCCGGCTATCTGGCCGACGGGGCACAGTATCAGTTGCGCCTTCGTGCCTGGGCGGCGGGCGCAAGCTCGGACTGGACATCTTATGAGTTGCGGACGGCTGTAGCCGATCCGACGCCACCTGGCCCGGTGACTGGCGCCGCCGTGACCGGTGGGGCTGGGCAGGGTAGCTTTAGCTGGACGGCGCCCAATAGTGCTAACTACTCGGGCGTGCGCATCTACATCAACACGACAAACAGCTTTTCCGGTGCAACCTTGGTGGCGACGGAATATGGGCCGCCAAACATCGCCGATGGACGAGTCGTTACCGGCCTAACGGCCGGAACGAAGTACGGGTTCATTGAGGCGATAAACGCCTCAGGCGTGCCGGCGGCGGCGCAGGCAACAGGATCGTTTGTCGTTAGCTAAAACATTCTTCATTTACATCTCATCGGAGCAGACATGGGCCTCGTTCAGAACGCCTTGCAGATTTGGCGCGACTACGTCACGGATGGCGTCCCGTCATCTGGGGCGTGGCAACCTAAAAAGTCCGACATCCGCGCGTGGGGAGCGTGGCTTGAATCGCTCCTAACCGCCATTGGCGCCAACAGCGGATCAGTCTTCCAGACAAGGTCGGCGCTATTTGCTGACCTGGCGCATGCCGCCAACTCAATGGCTTGGGTGGTTGCCGACAGCACGGCCGCTTATAATGGCATCTATCAAAAAGTCGGCTCATCTGGCTCCGGCTCGTGGACGCGCGTCGGCGATCTGCCTTACAGCCTCAATGTTGCTTCGGATGTGGGTGCTGGCACTGCAAACGCCATCCAGGCGACCACGAGCCTCCCGGTCTCTTCGTCTCAGATCATTGTCCTGACCGTCTTCGAGAACAACACCGGTTCGCCGGTCACAATCTCGTTCAACGGCGGCGGAACCTACAACGTCAAGGATTTCCTCGGTCGGGATCTGTCCGCCAACGAGCTGCAGGCTGGCGCGGTCATCACTGGCGTCATCTCGGGATCGACGTTCCGGCTGCTCTACGATCAGAAATATCCGTATGCCAAGGCAGTCAACGTCGGAGCGGGCACGGCGAACGCGATGGTTGCCACTATCCCGGTGGGCGTTGATTTCCTTGATAGCAACATCCTCATCGGCCTGCCGGTAACCGCGACTAACACCGCGGCGCCTGTTACGGTTGCGTTCAATGGCAATGCGCCACTGACGATCAAAACGAACTCCGGCAACGATCCGGTTGCTGGCGGCTTAGTGGCTGGCACCACTCTTCTTGGCTTCGTATCTGGCGGCACGTTCAGGCTGATCAGCGACCAGGCTAGCGCGGCGATCCAGGCTGCAGCCGAGGCTGCCGCTGAGGCCGCATCCGACTACGCAGACTTTGCCAGAAACAATTGGGTCGCCAACGGGCCGTTCGTTGGAACCGGCGTGGAGACTGATTACCAACTGACCATCGATCCTGGCTCCGCAAACAACATGTTTGTTGTCGCCGGCGGCGTATCGCAACTGATCACTAAGGGCACGTATTCCCTCGTTCACTCGGGCGGCAGCCACTACATCCGGATCAACTTGCCCGCCGGCGTGGAGTTCGAAGTACGTATCAGCAATGCTGTCACCGTGAATACGCCGGCAGACGGTAGCGTTGGTACGCCAAAGCTCGCTGCGCAAGCCGTCACCACGCCAGCACTCGCAGACGACGCCGTTACTTATGCCAAAATGGCGAACATCAGCGCCACGCTTCGTCTACTCGGGCGGAAGAGCGCTGGTGCGGGAGATCCTGAAGAGATCACGGCAGCCGATCTTCGCGACTTGTTCCTGCCAGCGGGTGCTGTGGTTGACAGTGTAGTGGCGTCCTATGCCACGAACGCAGACTTGACTACGCAAATCCCAAGTGACGACACCATTCCTCAGATCACTGAAGGAACGCAAGTTCTCAGCGCGACCATCACGCCGAAGAGCATCAATAATAAGCTGCGTATCAGGTTCACAGGGTGGGCGGCCGCCAGCGCGATCGCGCCAATCAATTTTGCCATCTTCAACGGCGCGGCAAATGCGATCCACGCCGGCAGCGTGGCGATCGGAACCAACGGATACTACGCGTTCCTCTGTGGGGAAGTGGAATACGTCCCTGGCGCAACGACTGCTCAAACGATCTCTGTCCGGGTCGGCCCAGGCGGGGCGGTGACTGTCAGAATGAACGGGGGGCCGAGTGCCCGCCTCTTTGGCGGTGTCTCTTCCGCACGCCTCGTTATTGAAGAAATAAAGGCCTAAACCCATGCAACCTACCAAAATCGACAACCGCATGCTCAACATCAATTTCGCCCTCGAAATCGATGTGATGGCTTATGCCATGGGGGAGCTAATCAACGATGGTGCCTCGCGACCGCTGTCTAGTTATTTCGCAAACCTTTCCGCGGCGCAGGTCATCTATCCGTTCGTGACATCTCTCTCGAGCGAGCTCGCATGGGCAGCGGTGCAGGCGGCCGTGAACGTAGCTGCGCAGAATACCTTTGGCGGCAGCCTGAGCCACGGCGCCACCGTCGTGCTGCCTCGCGGGACCCTGGACTTCGGTCAAGATACCGTCCGCATCGCTAGCCACTTCATCTCGATTCGAGGGCAGGGTTATCTATCGACCCGCGTCAATCGATCGGCGACCACTGGATATGCCTTTCATTTCGGGTTCGATACGCCGAGCAACATTTTCTATCTCGGCTTGAGCAGCATGATGATTACCTCCACGGTCGCCATGACGGCCGGCGGACTAGTCTTGTTCGACGTCGCCAACTTCTCGATGATCCGCGACGTCCGCCTGGTTAACGGCTTTGTCAACCTGCACGTCAAATCGATGCATGACTTTCACATCGAGAACGTCAACGGCGTTCAGGGCTCTCCCTACGCTATCGGCGCAGCATTTGCGAACCTCTACATCGATACACAAACCGTGGCGGGGTCGTATAATCCGAACAACAACGGCTGGGTCTCCAACTGCAACTTCCGTTCATTCACAACCGATGACGGGTACTCGCTTTATGGCGTGTACGTCTCCAGCGCCGACGGCATCTGGTTCGACCACTGCCACATCGGTAACGCCGAGACGGCGAACGTCAGCATCATCCCCAAAACTGGGACGACGCAGCTTAGCGGTCTGACGTTCTCAAACTGCTGGTTAGACCAGGGCGGCAACGGACGAATGGTCAACGTGGGGGGCGCGACTGCCGCGACGTTCGGCTATTTCCAGTTTGCTGACTGTTACCTCACCGGTGGCGTGACCTGCACCGAGGGTTATCGTTTCGATCCGACGGCGGGCACTGTCGTTCGCCACATCGAGATCACCGGCGGCAAGGTGATGAACCTCAAGAGCAACGGCTTGGTGGCAAACCGCACTGAGGGGCTTTCCCTGACGGGGGTTCAGTTTCGCAACGTGGCATCTACAGAGGCCGGCGCGGCCGGTATCATCATGGGCGGCACCTGCAAGAACTGGACGATCACTGGTGTTGCCAGCGGATACGCTGCCAACCTCAGCACGGCTGCTGCGGCAAGCTACGGCATTGTTGTGGCCTCGGGCGCTGACCAGTACGTCATTACCGGCTGCAACCTGAAGGGAAACAGCCTCGGCGGAATTTCAGACAGCGGCGGGGCCAATAAGATCGTTGCGAACAATCTAGTTTAAGATGCAGGCGCGCGTGGCAACAGATCACGCGCGCCAATCTGTTTCATCTGTTTCATGCTCAGTGATGGCAGGCAACCGTGCTGGTGCAAGGTCGCGATCTCCGAGATCGAGCGACGCGGTGTCCCCGCCGCGAGCTTTCAAGCACGAACGCCATGCCTCGCCAGGATAAGGCCTGATGAACGCGGCTATCAGCCAAGGCCCGCGGCTGATGCCACCGCCATTACAAGGGCCTTGGGCACGATAGCCATTGCAGTAAAGAAGAAAAGCGCTGCTTGGCCGATCCTGGCGCTTTGTGTAGCTCCGCCTAGCATTCCCACGCCAGCGGCTATCATCCAAGGATGATTGATTTCATACGGTGCCGCGTAAGCAAAGAGTGCGGTAGTAACGAAGTACCCCGTGACGCGCTGAACCCGTTTCATCGACGGCAGTAAGTATTTGGCGATCTCGGTGAAAACATCGGTCGCGTGCTGATGTGGCATGTCTAAATACTCGAAATTGAAGATCTTTGTGCACCCACTAATTGAAATGGAAAACTCAGACAAGCCCCTAGTCAGGACGCTCCTCGCCAAGCATGAAATCACTTTAAATCATTCTTAACGCTGTTGCTGACTGGCAACGCGTCCGCTTCGTCAGGACATCACCCCATGAAACTCATCCCCGACTTTGGCCGGGCGCTTAGCTGCGTCTGGTCGACGGCGCGCGCGCAACTTATTCCCGATGCGGCTGGAGTTTACAAAAAAGCTTGGTCGCTCCGGCTGATCGAACTCGCCGCCCTATCCGACCTCATCCTCAATGTCGTGCCGGTCGTCTCCGACTGGCTGCCGTGGTGGCTGACGCTTGTGCTGCTTGGCGGCGCGTATGTCGCCCGCCTGCTTATTCAGAACAAGGAGCCCTCCGATGGCGACAAGGCTTAGAAAGACCGGTGGCGGGCTTGCCGCCATCACGTTGGCTGGCGCCATGGCTATCCAGACGGTTGGCGGATTCGAGGGGCTGAGGCTCTACGCCTACCGCGATGTCGTTGGCATCTGGACCGCCTGCTACGGGGAAACGAAGGGCATCAAGCCTGGGATGAAATTCTCAAAAGCTGACTGCGACAACATGCTGATCGACAGCCTAGTCGAGCACGAAGCTGGCA